TTCCAGATAACGTGAAGGTTGTTTGTGGGTTTGTTGCCCACTTATTCAAGAGTCTTTCTCCTCTACTTACTTGAGCCATTACTGACCTTTTGGACCTTCCAGCCTCCTTAAACACAATGATCAACCTAGTCATAGGACGCACAAAAAAATAAATGCGAGACTGCAGCGAGACTGTAGTAGCCTCTCGGCCTGTGAAAAAACACATTAGATCGCTGGGGTTCAAACCGCCGAATCTAACGTGTGATTGTACTACGGGATCTTTGTAGTTTACCAATTTGGTTAGGGCTGACTTATAAGCGTTATGAAACACTTCAAAGTATTTTGTAGGGAAAGACATAACTGTTAAAGTATGTATCTTAGATATGTACTCAGAAACTGAAAGGTTTCCATCGTCATAAACCATCGATGTTGCTAAACGCACAGGATTATAGTGGGGTAACCACATACCTTCGATCTTTACGAACGATGCTCCGAGAAATGAGAGCTCTTCTAATGGAGCATCCTCACCTCCTTGTAAGAATTTCAGTTTCATTCCAAATCTTTGAAACACAGCTGACAAGAACTCAAAATCACACATTAGTGAGAATTCATCATCAACTGATCCGATATTATCATCTCCGAATAGATAAGCGACTTGCTCATCAATCTTCTCGTATGAGGGACACACTCCGGTTTTTTCTATATGTGCACATGTGAGGGCATATGTTAGGATGAGAACATGACAGAGAATATTATCTCGTGTCGTGGTACCAGATCCGGAAGGATTGCCATAGGGTTTTGAATAAACAGCACCAGAAGGGAATCTGAGCAGTGGTTTGATGGTATGCATCATAACCCACCTAAACTCGTCAAACTCTTGTGATGTGAAATCGGGGTTCTTAAACAAAACGGCATTGTAAACATCTTCCATATTAGGTAAGAATTTATCCCATCCACTAACATCGTATGAAAAGCGCCATCTCTTAGTGAGCAACTTACTAGCCAAGTCATTGAAGCCACCATCATAGGGATTAAACCCATAGGAGGACCAATTAAAGTTCTTTAGGCGTTCAGAAATTTTGCGTCCATACTTAAGTTGGTAGTGCAAAAGATGGTGAGGGGGAATTTGAAACAAGCGTATCTTATTAGCAAGAATATCTGCTGTTTCTTTAAATTCAACCTTAGGACTCACCATCCATATAGGGGTGTATTCTCCGCTCAT